CGTCATCAGCGCGCGCGTGTCCTGGCGGACGCCCGCGGGCGATCGTTGCGCCCCTCGATTCGCTCGGCGTCTCGGCCGCAAATTCCGGAGTTTCTCAGACATGATGAATGATCCCATCGCAGCGCTCGAGCAGGCGCACGCGGCTCTTCAAAATCGCGCCGCCTCGGCCGCAGCGCTCAAGCTCGCCGCCGAGGAGGCGCGCGGAGTCGTTGTCGCACTCGATGCGGAAAGCGAGTTGGCGCCGGAGCAGGAAGCCCAAGTCCTGAGGGCCATGACGTCCCGGTCGATCGTCGAGACGCTCAAGGCGCTCGAGGCGCTCGACGATGAGAGCGCGAGCCGCGCGCTGACGCGCAAAATTGCGATGCATCTCGCCGGTGCCATCGACGTGCGTGTGCGCGAGGTTGAGGCGGCCGAGGCGGCTCGCGATCCAGCGGAGGTGCGCCGTGAGCAGGAACATGCGCGACGAGAAGCACAAAAGGAGGCTCTATTCGCCCGCGTCCCGGCGCTGTTTAGAACCGATTTCATGATCTCGAAACTCGGAAAGGCCGCCTGGAATTGCACTCCCCGCCCGGTAGGCTCGCACGTCTCCTACATCCGAGAATTCAGCGTTCCGCGCGTGCTCGGGCAAAATGTGATGGAGTCGACGCGCGTCCCTGGCTGGCCGCCGCGACATTCCGACTTCGCCCAGATCGAGCAGCCCAACTATATGCACGATGCAGATGAGGGCATTGTCGGCCCGCTCCGCCGTCTCTGCGAGAAAAGCTCAGTTTACGACGACGAGGTCACGATCGCGATCGATCGCGCGCAAGCCACCCTGCTCAAGGAATTCGCCCAAGTCTGCGCCGCGATCCGCTCGCACTATCCTGAAGGATATCCGCGGTTTATCGCCCTGCCGTCGATCACCACGGCGCGGGCGCTGGCTGCGGAATAGGGGCCATGTCCACTCGCGCGCGCCCAGCAAAGCCGTCGAGCAGGCCCTTTCCGCGGCCGCGCCGCCGCCGTCAACGCGACGCACAACCGATCCTAAGGGCGGCTGATATTTTTGAGTGGCGGCCGGAGGTCGAGCTCGTCGTCGGATTGCCGAGGGCGGCCCGAAAAAAGGGATCCCGGCAATGAGTAAGCTCGTCGGCAAGATCGCCTCATGGCTCGGCCACCGCGCGCAACCGGAGCCGCTTTCCGCGGGCTATCCCTTCCCCGAGAACGAGGAGGTCAAAGCCGCGATCGCCGCAATCATCAGAGCCGCCTTCGACGACGGTGTGACCTCGGAGCGCAAGCGCATATCCGAAATCCTGACGGTGCCCGGCGTGGCGTCGTACCCGCTGCTTGCCTTCGAGCTTGCCATCGACGGCGCCAGCGTCGCGCAAGTGAGCGCAGTCATCGCGCGCACGGAAGTCGCTGTGCAGGCGCGCATTCATCCGACAGAATCATCCCCGCTCGAAAGCTCAACTCCCACAATTCACTGAAGGATAACCCAGACATGACCACAGCCACACGCGCCGCCCGGGTCGCCGAGATCCATGGCCGTGCCATCAACGAGTCGCGCCGGCGCGCCAGTCTCACGCAACTCACTACGGCCGAGCTGACGCGCGAATTCGACGACGTCGACCGCTCTCCGGTTCGCAAGGCCGTCGCCCGGCGGACGATCTCGAACACGGGTTCGGCCGATTCAATGTGGACTGCCATCGTCGGCCGGCTCAATGCGTCTTTGCCCAGCCGAGCGCCGATCGCGGCGGGGCGCACTTCGCCGGCGAGCAGCGCCGCTGCGGGTCGAGTCGATGCCGCAGTTGATTGGTCGTCGATCGCCTCGGCGCTGAATCGCGAAGCCGGTCTCGCGACGCCGGCGCGCCGTGCTCGCTGAAATTCCCACCTGGTCCTGCGGCGCGGCCTCCTTCCAGTCGCAGGCGAGAGGCCGCGAAGCCGTTCCTGGCGGCGCGCAGCTCCGGCGAGCAGGTCTCCGTTGGTTCCTTTCAGGGGCCTGCTCGCCACCTTATTTCAGCTTGAGAGGTTCTGAATGCGATCCATTTTGATTGATCTGGGGTCTGATCCAGTTTGTCGCCGGGACAGCAATCAACGCCCGGGTCGAAGACGTGAGGATCGCCGTAGCGCTCTTGGTGGGCGCGGCGTCAGCGGCCGAAGCCGAAATCGCGAACTCGGGTTTCGCTGGTCGGGCGGCGACGCCCCAGACGCACGCCTGGTCGCCGGAGGCGCTTGCTGCTGCCAGACCATGGGGAAAATAATTAAGGCTTGCAACGAGCTCGAGGCCGCGATCGCGGGTCGGGCCCGCCCCACCGTCAACACGGCCCACATGCCGTCGCCCGCGACGCTCAAGTCGATCGCCCCCGTCGAGGCGGCGCGTGCCAGCATGCCGTCGGCGGCCACGCGCGCAACGATCGCGACCGTCGAGGCGGCCCAGCACGCGGTTTCCCGACAACTCAAAGGATAAAAGCAATGCCCAGCGTCACCCTATCCAAGCCGGTTACGATCTTCGGCAAAACCGTCGGCTCGGTCGAGCTGAAGGAACCGAACGGTGGCCAATTCGTCCGGCTCGGTGAGCCGCGAGTCCTCGTTTTTACTCAGAGCGGTAGCGGATATTTTATCGAGAATGTCGAGGTGATCCGGGCGTACCTTGACGCGCTAATCCTGCACGAGGCGGGTGGCGAAGCCGTTATGTCGATTCTTTGTTTGGAGGACGGGTTGGCGGTCAAGGAGATGCTGTTCAGTTTTTTTACCGCCGCGGCAGAGAGGGTTGCCGCCAGAAAATCGACGCCCTCGTTTTCGAGCTTCGCTGCTTGATGTACGACCGGGCCCAGGACATGACGCTTAGCGAGATCGACGAGGCGTTCGACCGCGCGATCAAGTGGCAGCAAGAGCGCAGAGGATAGACCAATGCCCGGATTGGAAGCCGTTTTACGAATTTCCGCAAAGGACGACGCCGGCGCCGCGTTGGAGAAGGTCAAAGCGCGGATTACCGCGCTCGATAAGTCGATCGCCACTTTCGACAAGCTGGCGGCGGCGGCGGCCAAGGTCTCGAAGTCGACCGACCCGATGGTCGCCTCGATCGCCGCCAGCTCGCGCGCGCTCGAAAAGCAGAGGGCCGCCGTCGTCGCCCTCGGCGAGGGCCTGGAAGCCATGGGCAGCGAGGCTGAAGTCGCCGCTGGCGGCCAACGTACGCTCGGCGCGGCGATCATGTCGACGACGAGATTGATGGTCGCGCAAGGCGTTGAAGCGGTTAAGGTCGCTGAAAAAATCGTTGCATCTCAGAAAGCCTCGGCCAAGGGGCGGCCCGCGCGCGAGGGCGGCGGCATCGGTGGGATGGCTGTAGGGGCTGGAGTGGCTGGCGTGGCTGGCGTTCTACTCCCGTTTGCCATCGCGGAAGGCGGGGCGAAGGTCGCCGAGGCCGGCGCTAGCCTTGAGCAACTGAAGGTTCGCGTGCGGGAGGTTTCCGGCGGCGACAAGACGGAGGCGCCCTTCGCAGAAGCGCTCGCGGCAGACATCGCGGCGAAATATCCCGCAATCACACAGGCGAAGGCGCTCGATACTTATCTCGAATTGCGGGGCAACGCGGCGAACCAAAACGGCACGATCAACCAGGAAACCGCCCGGCGCAACCTTATGACGGTTTCGCAAGCTCAAACCGCGGCGCTGGCGATCGGAACGGAGCTCACGCCCGAAGACGCACAAAACCTGTTGAAGGCGGTCGAGGGCTCCGGCAGGGCAGGCGACCCGACTGCTGTCGGGAAGATGTTTGATTCCTATATCCGAGCCAAGCAGGTCTTTGGGTCGGCAATCGATTCCTCGAAGATTCGCGACTACGTGCAAAACGCGAAAGGCGCGAACTTCGGGATCGGAGAAGAGCAATTCTTCTGGCAGAACCTCGCCCGCATGACCGAGGGAAATGCCTCTCGCCTCGGCAACGAAACCGCCCAGACCCTGCAAACCCTGGTCGGCGGACGGCCAAGTGGCTCGTCGAGATGGGCCTCGCAACCGGCTTTACTCCGCAGGGCGGCGGCGCTGCGACAATCCACGGCCTGTCAGGCAGCGGCGTTCTGCAGGTCAATCAGCTTGATTGGGCAAATCAATATCTTCTGCCCGCGCTGAAAAGTCACGGCGTGCTATCCGAAGAGAGCATCAAAAAGCGCGAAGAGTTGCTCAAGAAGGATAACCCAAACATCGACGAAAGAGCGCTGAGAGAGCGCGCGGAATCTGGCTCATCTCTTCGGCGATTGCTCGGTCCGGAATGCGCACGACGGTTACCGACAACCTTGCGCACGCCATTGCAAACGAGTTGCTCATCAATCGCGACGTGGCCCAGATGAAGGGCGCATCCGGCGTGGGCGCGGCGGCGGACATCGGGAAAAATCCCGTCGCTGCCATGGCCGAGATGACGGCGTCACTCTCAAATTTCGCCGCGGTGCTTACCGGTCCGACGATGAAAGGGGCGGCGGCGGCGCTCGACGGCCTCGCGCATGCGATCAGTAGCCTGGCGGCCGCCACCGACTCGGCGCTCAAGCGCTTCCAGGAGGGGGTCACAAAAGAAGAGCAGGCGCAGGCCAAGGGCGCGCCATCGCCTGGCCGCGCGGAAACCAACCGGCATTTGAACCGGCTTATTTTCGGCGAGAACACAGACGAGAGCGGGATAGACATCTTAAAGCGCAAGTTCGGCTGGGGTCCTTCTACCGGTGCGCCGCTGCAACTGCCGGGAGCGACGCCCGCAACGCCACTTGGGGCCATGCCCTACCTGCCGACGCATGGTCGCGATGTTCACAGCCCGCAAACGGGGCCGTGGTCGTATTATCCAACCAAATCAGCCGAAGAGATAAACGTCTCGGGGCAGGCGCATATCGATCATGAAATCGTTGTCCGGGTCGAGCCTTCGCCGTTGCTCAACGCGATCGTCGAACAGGCGCGCCAGCAGAGTGAAACGACCGTGCCGCTGATCGGCGGCGGTTCTGGCCGCATGGACAGCGACGCCGGCGCGCATCGCGGTCCAGGCATAGGGCGTATGTGAGCTAAAGAATGCCTACGGTACAAATCGACGCATCGGACCTGAGGCGACTTCAGCGCGATCTTGATCGCCTGCAGGCCAAGTTACCCCAGGCGATATCCCGCGGCATCAACGAAGGCGGCGATAAGGTGAGAACGCAGACCCAGCGCGCCTTGCAAAAGCAGGCAGGCCTCACCGGCTACGCGAGCGTGACGAAGAGGACGCGAACGGCGCGCGCCTTCCCTGGCGGCCTGAACTATTCGATCATCGTGTCCGGCAAGCCGGCGACTAAGCCAGCTGAATTCAGGACGCGGGTGTCAACGGGGCCGGGCGGCGGCGTGACCATCTGGCTTTGGAATCGGGCGCACAAGTTCAAACGCTCGTTCCAGCAAAAGCTGAAGGGTGGGCTGCGCATGCGTCTCGACGCTTCGCGTCTGCCCGTTCGCGGTTTCGACGGGCCAAACCTCGCCAAGGAGGCGGTGAAGGACCAGACGGCGGAGGCTTTTTTTCGCACGACGGACTCCGTTCTTGCACCGCTCGTCGAGAAGCATCTCATGCGGGCGCTCAAATGATGGCGGAACGGCGCGGCAAGAGGCGGGCTAAGGAGCGAAGGCCACAGCCGGAAACCGGGTCCAAATCCGACCCAGTAACGCCGACTCTCGCCGAGCTTGGCATCGGCAAGCGCGCTAAATTTGGGCCAGATTCATTTCCGTGGCGAGTCGGGGAGCTAATCGTAGGCATCCCCCGCCGCCGCGCGGACGGCGAGGCGGGATCGGCGTGAGAGTGAATCTAAGGCGCGCGCGCGAACTTTTGGCCGAGCGGGGCGACCGGGTCGAGCAGTCGACGCTTTCGCGGTACGTCTCGAAATATGCCGACGCCCTCGATCCTCGGCGCGATGGCCGCGAACTGACGATTGATTTTGAAGCTCTGATCCAGCACCGCGGCGAAAACATCAACCGCGCCGCGTCCGCGCCGTCTTCAGCGCCGGCTTCTGTGTCGATATCCAAGGGAAGAGCCAACGAAGCGGCGCTCAATATCCGCGCTCAGCGGCAAATGCGTGAGCTGGAGATTGCCGAGCGCATCGGCGCCCTAACGCCGACGCGAGAAGTGCGCGCCGCGGCTGCCGAGGCGATGAGCGCGTTGCGCAACGCATTCGCTTGCGCTCAACGATTCGGCCTCCGCCCTCGCCAACGCTTTCAACATCGAGCCGCGGCTTGTCCGGCCTCATCTGAAGGCATTCGAGAAAAGGGTCTCGAGGCATTCGCTCGCGCTCTCATGGAGAAGGACCTCGTCGTCGAGCTAGAGCCGGTCGATGCTTGACGTCCCCATGGACGTCGGGAGGTTCACGGCCGATCTGCCGGGCGTCGCCGATGGACGCCGGCTTCTCTTCGACGAGCTCGCGCGGCTGGCCAAGCCGGAGACTGAACTGACGGTCTCCGACTATGCCGATCTCTATCGCGTCGTCTCGCCAGAGTCGGGCTCTCCGTTTCCGGGGCCATGGCGCACCACTCGTGTTCCCTATCTTCGCGAGCCTACGGACTGCCTTCACCCGATCACCCGGCGCGGCGCGTTACGCTGAAGGCAAGCGCTCAGACAGGTAAGAGTGAGGTCGGCGTCAATTGGTTCTGCTACGTCGTCGACCGCGCGCCGGGGCCCATGTTGACCGTGCTGCCGACCGGAGCGGAGGCGGTCAAATACAACCGGGTCAAGATCCAGCCGACGATCGACGCGTCTCCGCGGATTCGGCATCGCGTCCGGCCAGAAAATTCGCGCGATGAAGGGGCGTCGACGACCGCTTTCAAAAGGTTTGCAGGCGGGTTCAACCAGATCGTCACGGCGAGTTCGAGCAAAGGCCTGCAGATGATATCCGTCCGCTGGCTCATCCTCGATGAAGTGAGCGGCTACCTTCGCGACGTTGACGGTAGAGGTTCCCCCGCAAGCCAAGCTAGGGCGCGACAGAAGGCTTTTGGCGACCTCGCGAAAGAGCTGGCGATCTCGACGCCGGGAATGGCTGGCGAGTGCGAGATCAGCGATCTTTATGACGCCTCCGACCGACGCCGTTTTTATATTCCATGTCCCCATTGCGGCGATTTTGGCCGGCTGGGGTACGACAAGATGCTGGCCCCGTCTCCGGCGACGTCAAATCGCGCCGCCTTCGTCTGCGAGGGATGTGGCGGCGTGCTCGAGGAAGCCCATAGAGGCCCGATGCTGGCGGGTGGACGATGGATCCCAACATGGGTACTGGATGACGCCGAGCCGGTTCCGGCGGTCATTCCGGCCGCTGAGATCGAGGACTACGCAACCCCGCCATGCCAAGGCCGCGTCGTATCAAAACAGCCGGGCTATGCAATCTGGTCGGCTTATTCTCCAATGGAGAATTGGACCGATATCTGGACTCGCGGACAAGAAGCTCGCGGAGACCCGGTTCGGGATAAGGTCTTCGTTCAGCAGGACCTCGGCGAGCCATATGAGCCGAAGAACGACACCCCCGACTGGGAAAAGTTGCTCGCCGCGCGGAAGCCATGGAAGCGAGGCGTTGTTCCCTGGCCGGGCGCGGTGTTGAGTGGTTTTCTCGACGTCCAGGGTAACGGATTTGAGTGGGGCCTGTGGGCTTGGGGCGAAGGCTTTCAGGGGTGGCTCATTGATCGCGGCGTCATCGCGCATGACTACACGGAAGATCAAGCCTGGGCGGCGATCGACGCCTTGACCTCGCGGCGCTGGCCGACGGCCGGCGGCGGCGAGGTCGACGTGATGAGTTGGGGCATCGACACCGGGGCATTCACTCAAGTCTTGTATGACCGCGTCGGCGGCCGCCACGCGCTGCTCGCGACCAAGGGCGACAATCGCCCGAGCGCGACCCCACTCAAGAAAGGGCGCGCTGATCTGCGCGACCATCGCGGACGCGCGATCGCGGGCCGTCGCCTCAATTTGGCGTTTATCGGCAATTTCGATCTCAAGCTCAGCATCTACGAAGGGCTGCGCAGCCTGGTCGCGGGGCCTGAGCCGAGCGGCGCATGGCGGCCGGGAACTCTCCATTTGCCTGACTGGATCGGCGAAGACGAGCTCCGCCCGCTCACGGCCGAAGTCTTGATCGACCCTCGCGAGTACGAGGCCGGCGCCGCGAATAAGCGCCGAGGCGCGCTGATCAAGACCGGCGAACGGCGCGAATGGCGCAAGAAGCCCCATCAGGCAAACGAAGCGCTCGATATCGTCGTCGGAGCGCGGGCGCTGGCGTGGGGAGAAGGCGCGGGCCAGCTCACGGGTTCGGAATGGCGAGAGCGGGCGGCCAAGGCGCATGGGGCGCTCGAGCAGCCGACGTTGTTCCTCGCGCCGCTGGTTGCGCCAGGAACGCCGACGAAGGCGTCTCCGCCGGCGAGAGGCGTTAGCGCAGAACAGATCGAACAGATCCAGCGCGCGGTTGAGGCGCGCGGCGCGGAAGCCGCTCGAGCGTGGCCACCGAGGAGAATCGCATGCCCGACGAATTAAAACCCGAACCCCGAGCTGATTTCACCGCCGACTTTCGCGACGGCGAGGCCATGGCGCGCGAGTGGATCGCCTGGCGAGGCGATTTACCGATTTGCTGCACATCGTGCGCGACATGCCCCGCGG